CGCGCTCGGGGTGAAACCCCCAAATTGCCCCTTTATCTGGGTTTGGTATTAAGGGGTATTTTGGGCTGGGACTAAGGGGTATTTTTGTGTTTCTCAATATATAGCTGAGAAAAAAAATTGGCCTGGAAATCCCAGGCGGGCGCGCCTCCCCTTTATGTAGGTCACGTCATTTAGGTCTCAGGGTCCCGTCGAGGGCGGGCCGGACCTCTGGGCACGTTTAGGTCTCAGACCCGATGAAGGGCGGCCGAACCTCTAGGCACATGTGAATCTCTAAAAATTCTATATATCTGAATGAATGATCTATGGTATCATTCTTTCCACTAGATAAACTTTTTGTAAAATGAATCAAATGATCCATGGTATGATCCCTTCTAGTGAAGAAAAGTTTTCATTTCTCATACATGAATGTAATCTACACAAGTTTTTTGTTGGGATGGGTTTTTAAAAAATTTTATTTACAATGGGTCTAGTGTGTCTACTCCTCGTCCTCCTCCATCTCCATCTCCAGCTGGTCGAAGTTGTACGGCTCCTCCTTGCTCTCGGCCACGCTCAGCTTGTCCATGAGGGACGCCAGCTTGGCCTGGCTCGGTGGGGTCTCCGACATCTGCTCCAGGTCCACCTCATCCTCCTCCACCTCGTCTTCCTCCGCCACCATCTTGGCCAGCTTGGCGCGGAGGGTCAGGGTCTCCTCCTCATCCTCCACCTCAGCCTCCGCCGTCTCATCCTCGTCCTCCTCGTCCTCGTCGCTACCCGCGAGGATGGCCTTCAGGCGCTCCTGGATCGACTTCCCATCCTCGGCCACCGCCTCGAACTCCGTCGCAGTCATCTCAGGCTTCATTACATTGCCCTGAGTCTCGCAGACCACACAGGTCTCAGCCTCCTCAGTGAGGGGGTGCGAGTGCTTAGGGGCTTCGGCCTTCTTGGCCTTAGGCGCCTTAGGCTCCTTGGCCACCTTAGGCTCAGAGGGTCCCGCGCCGGACTCCTTATCCCGCTTCCGGAGGTGGATTCCGCAGAGACCGTCACACTTTACCGCAAACTTACACTGACCCTTAGCGGTAACTGCCGTACACTGCTCACCCTCAGCCTTATCCTTAACCTGGCGCTTCTTCTTCTCCGGTGCCGGGGAGGCCACCACGGGAGCGGAAGGTGCCGCGAAGGTCGGAATAGGGAGCATAGAGGGCGCGGGGGACCCCAGGTACTTAGCCACCAAACTCTCCTGAATCCCAAAGTCACTCTGGACCTGAGTCAGGAGCTGGCACACAGCGGGGCAGTTGAGTGCGTTGAAAGCCATGAGTCTCGCTTGCTTGGTTGCTCGCTTGCTTACCTTTAGCGCGGGTGTGGTTTAGATGATTCTCACACAACTTTTTGGGGGTGGACCATTTTAAAAAAAATCCTTCTCCTTCTGAGATTCTATAAACATATCCATATTAAACCCAACCTGGATATCATTGTACACAGATTTGATGTAGCTGTCATTGGTAACGTAAGGCATGGCTCTCTTACCATAAGGACACGAAAAACTTAATATGTTTTAACACAACTTTTTGGAATTACACGCATTTATCTAATTTCCACCCCGGTCGTTTATGCTTTTCAGTTAACCAAGTATGAACATTTATATCAACACTAGGATCAGATGATTTACACTTACCATCATTTACTTGTTTTATCAAATCTGGCATTGTTATATGTAAAGCATGACTAAAATCGTTGTCATGAAGAAGTGTAAAAGAACCCTCATTATCCATAGTTACATACTTTACACAAACACCCCCATTAAATGAACACATATCACCATTCTTTTTTATAATCCAACTAGATGCTTCTTTCCCTACTTCATCATATATATGAACAGTGGGTTCTTTACCCTTTGAATTTTTATCCACATAAAATCTAACTTTTTTGGATGGTCTAGAGACCATATTATATCCACCAACCTTAATTACTTGTTTATTTCCAATGTCTAAATTTAAACCAGTTGATTTGTAATTACTCCATGTAGATCCTTCATACCCAGGAATTTCATACTGTGCCGGATTAGTTCTTGTATGGTCTCTTTTACAACTGTCTACGGCACCCTTACCTGGTGTGTCTGCTGTGTAGTCACAGCCACTTATGAGATTAATACAATTGCCAGGGACACCAGCGGTTTCTTTGGTTGTACCGGGTTTACAATATAGAGGTGGACACTCTAAACACCCCGGAGTACTTACGTCATTATAAACCATTCCACTCTTCCATGCTGCTCTGTAAGACATAAAAGTTGTTTCACACCTTTGCTTATCATGTGACATAGCATATTGTGGGCAGTTCTTTGAGTTTCCGCAGTATCCAAAAATTTTCTGTTCATCGGTTGGTTTTGGAACAGGTTTAAGAATACATTTCCTTTTATCTGATGATGCTTGAACTTTTATATTATTAAATGAACACGAAGGAATATTTCCCCATTCTGGATTTCCATAAATAAAATATCCTATAGCTGCTTTATCTGTACAATCTACTTCACACTTGTCACCATTGAGTTTTAGATATGGTTCCATACATCCAGATTTTACACATTTGTTATCGACTATTTTGTATGTAAAAGTATTATCATTGTCACACTTTGTGAGAATACATGTGGTACCATCTTCACTAGGGGTGTAGTTTTTACGACATCCTACAATTTTACAGTTTTTATCAAATTGTGTAGCGTTGGGGTCTTTGGGGTTTGTACACGGCGTCACCTTTTTTACACATTTGTTTTGGTCTATTATATAATCAGAACTGCTACATTTACTGAAATTACATTGTATAGTTTGTCCTAATTCACCAGTATAAGCCTTGGTAAACGTACCAAACGGATCAGGTCTTGTGTGGTTATCAGATGGATCGTGTTCTGTAATGGTTTTTGGATCACATTCAGAACCATTATCTGATGGTAGACACCATCCACTACCAACTTTATTATTTGTAAATCCATCAGTTTTACAATTTGATAATTTACACCCAAATTTATCACCTATATTTACAACAGTATATACATCATACCCAGATACAGGCTTACTATTGTTTGTAACTTCACCGTTTATTACCATAGGAAATTGTAACACATTGTCAGTAACTGTACATTTTTCACCAGCTACAGCTGGAGGAGGAACATCTTTACACGACCACGCTGGTGGATATTGATTCCATAAACATGCGTCTTTCACCTGATTATCAGCACATTCATTTACACACACGTCGGTCGCATTTTTACAAACAAAATCTCCGATTGTTTGTTCACAGTAAGGAACCTGACCTATTGGACAAGTGTTATATTCTGGTAAGGTACACGGAGATGGGGTTGGTTCCGGGTCCGGAACTGGTCCAGGGCCCGGTGGTGGAGTCGGTGGCGGAGTCGGTGGTGGGGTTGGTGTTCTAATTGTTATAATCACAATTAGAATAGAAATAAAAGCTACAAATACTATCAATTGTAGTACTCGTTTTCCAGACAACATTTATATACTACAATATTTTTTATACATGTTTCTGAGACTCTGACCACATACGTTGTAATTCATAAAATAGTTTGACCTTTTTACCTACATTATTCACCACCCAAAACCCCCTATGTCTTCCCGACTTATCATACTCGTTGTTATAATAATTCCAATATAGAATGAATGGTAGATCTAAACTCTCAAACTTTTTAAATATTTTTATATTTTCTTCACAATGTTTAGTTTCGTCATAGTCAAATCTAATTGCTGGTATTCCAAACTCACCTATAAAGACTCTACGAGATTCAGGTACCGGATAGTTATTTGAAAAATTTGCGTTTCTCTCTATATACTCAATCACATCCTTTATAGTCTCCGCGTCCCTTTCTTGGATATCATAGGATGATACACTCACATAATCAACAGTAACCAATGGTAATACAGCATTAACCAACCTTTTCATTCCTAGATGGTATGCGTCATATGTTCTATTCATCTCTACATAATGATATACTTTAGCAGTTGAAGGAATATTCCTACGAGCATCTTCAATAGCTTTCTGTCTTATGTTCAACCACTGTGTCATTCCATTCATGCGTGTTGGGTCTGCGTCATAAGTAGCATTCATACCGGGCAATAAATACCAATCACCCTCCCAGTGTCCCAAGTAAAACTTTTTTTCTGTTCCGTTAAACCTTTTCAGTAATTGTTCAACATAAGAATATGTAATGTCATATTCCTCCTGAATATCATATTCCGTCATACCATCTCTGAAAATCTTACCATCACTTCTGTACCATAAAAAAATTCTCGTGAAAAAGGGATCTGATATAGCATCTTCAACATGTGTATCATTGTATCTACATTTTAATATAGGTATACCCATCTCCTTTGTACCTTCAACCATTGAAGGTAAACTACCCTTTGTATAAATTTGTTGAACACCTAACATTGTTATATTATACTTTTAAAAAATTATACGAAAGGTGGGCTTTAGATGAAGTGGGAACCATTTAGTTTTTCCATATTGGTCTGTACATATTATGTTCTTAACCTTAAAGCGGGGAGCGCGAGCACCGGGACCCTTGATAATATTTCCAATCTCCATTTATTATACTATATAAGCAATTGTTACTTGAACATTTTTTAAAGAATACGTGACTAGTATATACAAGTCATGAAAGCCTGCTCCCTGTTTTCGGGGTGTGGTGGGGATACACTCGGTATGGAACAGGCTGGTCTAAATGTTGACTTTTTTTCAGAACTCAAACCAATCTTCCAAAAGAGTCATCTTAAAAACTTTAAAAATTCCAAGATGATTGGAGGTGACATCACAAAGATTCCGGATGAAAAGTTTTTAGAATTGACAGGGAACCATCAAGGTCATGTTCGGAGGATTTCCTTGTCAAAGTTTTTCACACGGGGGAAAGAAAGATCCCAACGACCCAAGAGGACAACTATATCTACAGTTTGTTAGAGCTGCTAGACTTGTTGAACCAGAATATATAATTGGAGAAAATGTCAAGGGTCTTATGTCACGTGTAACACCTCAAGGAGAAAACTTTTTAGAAGTAATCCTAAAATCATTTAGTGACATTGGGTATCAGTGTCACTTTAGGGTTTTCAAGGCGGATGATTTTGGGGTACCACAGACCCGTGAACGCCTTATCATTGTGGGTAAGAGGGGGCAGTGGACACCTCAGTGGCCCTTGGCAATTCCGGGAAAACCTAACCTAAAAAATATTTTGAAATTCGATATGAATGGTGCCTTGGAGGTTCCCAAGGAACTTTTTGATGAGGCGGGGGTTCCAGAGGATTGTATAATCACAGGTACAGGTGAACCAATTGGAAATCCTCATCCCTATCTAATTGATAGGGCAAATGTAATAGGGGTGGTATACAAAGACAAGACATATAGTACCTATTCATTCTCATTTGGTAAGAGGATATCTCCGGTACACTGTGAAATTGTAAACCCCAAAGCAAAAAGTAAAACTATTATATGTACCTATGATCATCAACCCAGACTTTTTGTAGCACAGAGGGTTGGGGAAAAGAGGTACCTAAGGTGTCTAACACCCAGTGAACTCAAAGAGATTCAGGGTTTTCCGCGGGACTATCAATTGGAAGGTTCTCTGAAAGAACAGATTGTTCAGTTGGGGAATGCGGTACCTCCTCCGATTGTTCGGGAGGTTTGTAAGGTATTGTTAAACTCCAATTAGGTCTAGGGCGGGACACAAAATTTCCAAAGGAAATAGTCTGTTTGAAAAGTTCACCAAAATCAAAGTAACTAATGATACCATGTATCACACATGATCTCAAAAATAAAAGAACCTCTGAGAAAAATGTTTTTATTTTTTCAGATGATATGTCATCATCTAACATATCAATAATAAGTTTTCCCAGAACTCTTAGATGCCTTTTATAGGGGGTACTATCGGTTGTCTCAGTTTCTTTAATTAAAGTTGAACCCCTGGCAAGCCGAACCTTCTTAGAGTCCACATAAATAAATATGTACCATACATCCGACTTGATAAAGGTATCATTGAAAATGAATCGTGAACCTTTGTTGACCTTCTTACATTCATAGGATTTTGTGGTTCCATCTGGCCACTCAACATTCCTGATGTCTACAGACTGTTGAGATCCAGCATTAGACCCAACCTTTCCACCGAGGCTATTTATGACCTCTAGTATCACAGATATATAGTATCGTTCTGAATTCTGGGTGTCACCCCTCTTGGTGTGAACCCTTTCCCAATCAATGCGTTGTTCAATAAGCGTCTCCATCTATCATTAGGTCTAGAATGTCTTGAATATGTTTTACACATGTTTTTGAAAAATGATTTTTTTTAAATATACATGGAGTTGTAGGCTTCCAAGGAATTCATAAACTTTGTCCGCCCAGTCTTCTTCCGATAGGCAACTCCTATGATACCATTCCTATAACATATAGTCAATCTAGAATCGGTAGTGGTCATACCGGCATATGTCTGACCTACAATCTCATCATAATCAAACTTTTTCCACACACCTCTGAAGTTACCAGGGATACAGGTATTCCCGGGTGACATTCTCTTCTTTGCGTTCAAGAATGGATTTCGGTGACCTTCGATATTGAAGGTGTTCTCATCACAAGGAACAAATTCACATGTAACTTCATATAGTTCCTTACAGTTACCCTTGATCCTGGTTGATAGTTTCACAAAGTCGTGATTACACCCCAATATTGATAGAATTTCTTCCGCCTGATACAATGAGTAATCTTCGCGATTGTATTGAGGGTGTTTAAGCTGTGAGTTTGTCGTGGACCTAATCTTGTATAGACCGGTGCCGTTTACCAAGCGCTTTGTCCACTCGACGTTGAGGTACTGTGAATAGTTTATAGTACCAGCTGACAACTGCCAGGCCTTCAGAAACCCATAGACCTTGATGGGCTGAAAACAATCACCGTATTTGGTTACATAGTGATTCACCCTCTCCTGTGCCTGAGAGACGGTTGAAAATGTTAGATTGTTTCTATAATCATGATAGGCGAACACCCTGTTGTGACAAACCCATTCGGTGGAACGACCGGTTGTTTGGTCAACCACTATGACTATCGGAATGTCCTTACACATCATCTTCCAAAAAGTTTCACTAGACCATCGGATATCATCCAACATTACATTGGAGGGTAACTCCTTAGTCTTGAACTTGTGAAGTCCGCGGTCAACACATACTATACAGTCATCCAATTCTGAAAACTTCCTAACATTATTTATAAATTTATAGATTGGTTTGGTAGCCTTTTCTTTTCCTCCAGAAAGTCGCAATACCAGAATGTTTCTGCCAGAGCCCGAAGCGGTTGAGGCCTTTAGGTCCTCAATGATCTGTTTCCCCTGTGTTCCAATCTCTTCATCTGAGGAAAATGGTTCTGCGTTTATCACTAGACCCTCACCCAAAAACTTTTTGGGTCCGCAAAAGGATGATGGTGGTACATATGTGATGGCTTTTGTATCTTCACCGAAGCAGAACTCATCATATACAGTCACCGGACAACTTTCCGAATCACCACCAGAGAAATGGACTTCGGCGGGGGTTGCTGAATACATGATAATATATAAATTTTTTAGATCCTTGATAGCATCCCAAAAATAACTCAGCAATTGCTTCTCACCACTCCCATAATCACATTCATCAAGGTGAATGATAACACTATTCTTTTGTTTTTTATCCTTTACTATAGATTCTACCAACTCAATTATAACTTTTTCGTTTATCAACGAAAAAACCTTAAGACCATACATCTTAAGCTCATTTCGCTGGTCCTCGTCGGCAATTCTATGAAAGGCTGACACAAAGTAATGAGAAACCTTGGAACCAAAGTCCCTGAGAGCCAGGTATTCAACCATAACGCGTTTGCCAGACTTCACATGAGCCCTAATAACAAACTTTGTGGTACCCTCCTTCATAGAGAGGACTATCTCACTCTTCAGCCATGTTGTAAGTTCGGAACGTTTGTCTTCAAACTCAGGGAGCGACCACATGTTTCTTTGAATTAAGGGTCAAATTGTCTTAACTCCGTTTTGTACAATTTTTTCAGCTTCATCAAAGACTTAAGTCTATCCAAGGGATTTCTATGGTCAATAGGATCGACTGTGTGAGGTCTCTTTGGATACCTCACAGGTCTCTTGGGGAGCTGTTGTGAAACGGGTCTTGGTTCTAGATGTGGTAATATTATCTTTACACCGCTACGAGTTTTACGGTCTTCAAACATCCTCTTACTATCATTAAGTTCATATTATTTAACACGGTTTCTTCACCATGAGAACCTCTGTCCCTGTGCGTTTTGTTGGGTCCCTGTTAACAGTTCGTTTAACATCTACAACATGTATATCAAACGATTCGGCATAAATTTCCTTAATCATATCCTGTGTTTGAATTGCTACATATAACATTGCTTTTCAGTGACTTACATAGGTTACACAGGTCTCTTTGGTCTGTCTCAGTGAAACCAGTTCCGTCATATGAAGTAAATGTGTCCCAATATGGTGGGTCAACGTAGACAAGATCGCCGCTCTTGGGTTTGTGAGTGTTGAAAAAATCCCTAAAATTGTCATTCGATATATGAACCCTTGGGTCCTTGAGAAATTTTGAAAAAGTTTTTAAATTTTCCTTCTGATTGTTCCAATCCACAGAATTCTTTCCCCTCGGGTACATTAAACTTTCCGGATTTATTAACCCTGTATATACCGTTGAAACACTTCTTGTTTAATATGAACATCAGAACCGCTTCCTCTAATTTGTGTTGTGTTGTGTTGAACTTTTCACGTAGGATAGTATAGTCCTCATTCAATTGAAGGGTTAGATCCAATACTTCTATAAACTTTTTGGGATTTTTTTTCAATTGTGTGTAAAGATTTATAAGTTTTGGATTTATATCAGAAACATATATTCTAGCATTCGGGTACCGTTCATACACATGTAATGTAACAGTCAATGAGCCTCCAAATGGTTCGTAGTACCTCTTACATTCTTCTGGGAAGTGTGCGTCCAACTCACTCAGAAGCTGTCTCTTACCACCAACCCACTTCAAGATGCTCATTGTTATTATTACGCAACAGATCTTTATACAAGTTGTTAAAATAATATTCTAAAATATTAAATATAGCATGCCTAAGAAAATAGAATTCGGGTCAAGTGAAGTAATAGTAAACACCATAGAAGTGGGTGGAACAAAGGTTGAGAACCTTTCACTCCAAGAAGTGACAGAAGAAGGTGCCGTAACAACTGTGCCAATGACAGTAACCAATTTATCGTTGGATGAAGAAAACACGCAATTACTTTTCAGCGATGGGAAAAAAGTTAAGGGTACACCGGACATAACACATGACAAAGTAAACAGATTAACAAATATAAATGGTAAACTTGCGGTTGGTCACACTTTAAGTGTAGATGACCATTCCGAATCAACCAGAATAACAGGGAACACAACGACCGATTTTTTACATGTGAACCAGATATCTTTCAACACCAATGGTCTCTTTCTAACTCCTAAAACCATTACTTCGTCATTCTCAGAAGGTACGCTCACTGTGAATTGTAACTTTGCTCAATTCGGTAGATGCCTAGCCACAGGAGAATTCTCAGGAACTTTATCAACCTACACGTTTAACGGTATGTTACAAGGGAGTCGAGTACATGTGCTATTGCCACAGGCAACGTTACCATTCACTTTATCATCAACAATCAGTGGGGCTGTGTTTGAAAAGCGGGGGGACCTATCAGTAAATGTGGGTGACCACGTTTTATTAGAAATTGAAAATATAAACAATGTTATTCTGATCACCCCAAAAATATTTTCTTAGATAATATTACAACAACCCATGCCTCCTCATCTTAGCGGTGACGATTCCAATGTCTACGTGAACGAGGCCAACCTCGTTATCCTTAACGACAAGGCCATCTATGCGAAAGATGCTATTTTCACGGGTACTCTTACTGCTGATACCATTGGTCTAGGTGACAATCTTGATGTGGCAGGCGAACTCTCTGTGGCGGGTGCGACGACCCTCAGCAACGTTGCGGAGATTACTGATACCCTTACTCTCTCCAAGGCTGATGGCACTGGTCTGAGTGTGGCTGCCAATGCCGCAATCAGCCAGAACCTTTCGGTGACTGGCACCCTCTCCTCAGGTGCGGCCACCCTTGCCTCCGCGGTTGTGAGCGGCGCTCTATCATCCGGAGCCGCCACGCTCGCGTCTGCCTCAGTGACTGACACCCTAGTTGCTGGTGGCAAGGCTACCCTTAATGCGTCTGGTACCGGTCTCGAAGTGGCGAACAACGCCATTATTACCGGGACCCTAAACTCTGGTGCCGCAACGCTCGCGTCCGCGTCGGTTACCGGTGCCCTATCATCTGGTGCTCTTGCTACTCTTCATTCCGCGTCCGTCACGAACAACGCGGGAGTTGGTGGTAACCTCACGGTAACCGGCACGTCAACCCTTAACGACCAGGTGACCCTAAATAACAGCGGTGCTGTTGCTCTCAATGTGGCCCAGGGTACTGGTTACTTTGCCGAGAGTCTTCAGGTCGATGGCGCCATCGACCTCAACTCAACGGCTGATATCAGTGACACCCTTACGCTTTCCAAGGCAACTGGTACTGGTCTAAAGATAGATTCATCAGGTGCTCTTGCGCTTAACGTGCCCAACGGTAGCGCCTCTATCGGTGGGTCTCTTTCGGTCGGTGGTGACCTTAACGTCACTGGCTCGGTTACGGCAGTCGAAACGGTCAACCTCAAGGTTGATGACCCCATTGCTGAGTTTGGTAGCAATGTAACGAATACGACCGATACCGGTCTTATCTTTACTCGCTCATCTGGTGAGACGGGCAACGTCGCGGTGTTCTACGATGTTGATGAGACCAGACTAACTCTCGGTTACACGGCGGATAGCGCCACGGACAAGTACGCGCTCAGCACGACTGGCTCACTCCCAGTTCACATCGATGGTTCTCTTGATGTGGCTGGTGGTGACCTCGTGGTTAACACGAGCGACCTCGTTGTGGATACGACCAACAACAGAGTGGGTATCAACACGGCGGCACCAACGAAGGCTCTCGAGGTGACGGGAGACGCCAAGGTGTCGGCCAACGTGTATGTCACCAAGATTTTCTTCAATTAGGTAGCGTGAATAGTGGGTCAAATTTTAATAGTAATTCTTAATAACAACGATGGTATTTACAGCATTCTTTAACTCATATCCTGTAAAACCCGTTATTGAAGTTTTAACGTCCGGGCCCGAGCAGCCAATTATTAATCTCACGGATTACGATGATAATCCTATTTATGACGGTTCATATGTTTCCATTGAAAGATATGCGCCATTTACAGAACTTGTTTTAACTGGTAAAGCAAGTGACACGAAGGATGGAACCATAAACGTATCGTCTCTGACCTCCGAACCAGATGTAACAGAGCGCTACGGTACGATCACGCCCAGAGAGTTTTCAGCAACTGACTCGGACGGAAATTCAAACACCATAACTATAAATTTTACGATTGATGACACCAATGATCCTGTTTTTAGCAGTATAAATCCATCATATGTCAATTCAACCGGTGTAGCTACGTTTACTGGTAATATGTCAGAGGAGTGTACAGTGAATCTTTACAGTGGTTCTCACACAGGAACCTTCCTTGACACGGATACCAGTACATCTGGGTCCTCGAATACATTTAGTCTAACAACAAGTTCAGTTGTAAGATATTATTACCTCACTGCTTATGATGGTGTGAACACCACAAATTATCCAGCCATAGAACGACCCATGTCATTCGACATGTCCCTTCAACATTCATACAATTCTTCCACTAATTTGTCAAGAGTAAGAGCATCATACACAACTATAAGAAATCTTGGGGCCTATAATTTCACTATACAATTATCAACTAATTCGGGATTTACAAATATTGTAGACACGAGATCACTTACAAGTGGAACAACCAGCTCGACAACCAACTGGACAACCGTTTCAGGAAGTTCATACCTGAGAACATATTACGCAAGAATAAGCGCGGACGCATTTGTGTCTTCAACCGCCACAGGGACAATAACAGCTGGAGGAAAGGCGAATCCAAATGGGAATGCGATTTTTACGATGTATATTTCAGCATCAACAACTTGTGAAATTCATCAAGTAGCGGGACAATTTAGAAATATAACACAACCAAGCGGTTACTCAATTAACCCAAGTACAAAAGCTTATGGATTTTTATTTGATAATCCATTTCAGTATGGATCACATTACCATAGATTTAACGGAAACAATATAGGTTTTATGAATTTTAAATACAATGGGGCATACACATCAACTGTCACAATCTTCACAGAAGAAAATGATAGACCTTCGCAGAGAATCACCGCCCTCACAGCCCGTTATAATGGCAATGTTGTTGTTACATACACACGCACGTCAGAGTCTAAAGTAACAAACAACGGTCGTACGAGATGGAGAGCATATTACAGCGGTACCATAACATGGGCTAACGCACCATAAATCAATAACTTATTTTGTTATTTAATAATAATAGTATGTCCAGACCAAGTATATCTAGTGACAACATTTCAAATGTATACATCGAAAACGCAAGTCTAGTAGTGGCAAATACAGTAACAGCATTGAATTTCATGGGTGACGGTGGTCTACTATCAAACCTCAATATACAGGGTGATGGTAGTCTGCTATCAAACATAACCTTACAGAATGTTACAGCTGGTGGCAATACAACCAATAACACAATAATATTGACAAACAGTTTGATTACCGAGAATGTAGCCACAAGTGTACAGGTTATAGATGGAACCCTATCAATGGATATGGATGGTAAGACATATAAAACTTTTACATGTTCAACGTCCAATAACATTTCAAATATCCAGATTTCGAATGATATTCTGGGTTCTCAGGGTTTGGTATTTCTAACAACCGATTCGAGTACAACATTAAACGGTGTGACTAGCACACTGGGAGGATCAAATGTATACGCAGGCTACGATGATATAAGTATTACTTCAGGAAGTGAAATGGTCATTTCTTTCACAAGTGATGGAACCAATAAATATGTAAATGCCGGTAAATACCCAGGAGAGACGGTTACCATACAAGTAAATTCAAATTTACTTTCGGTAACCACCAACGGTAACACAACCGATCAAGATATAATCACTACCGGTAACATTCAAGCAAACAATCTGTCAACAGTGGCAACCTCTGGAGCCTACTCAGACCTCTCGGGAGTCCCAACCAATGTGAGTGATTTTACAAACGACTCGGGGTTTTTGATTTCTTCAAATCTAGAAACTGTAGCATTTACAGGATCATACTCAAACCTTTCGGGTGTCCCGACCAATGTCAGTGACTTTACAAACGACTCGGGGTTTTTGATTTCTTCAAATGTATCAACCGTCACAATCACTGGTTCATACACAGACCTACTGAATACTCCAGCCCTAACAACCGTCGCAATCTCCGGGGCCTACTCGGACCTCTCGGGCGCCCCAACGAATGTGAGCGATTTTACAAACGATTCAGGGTACGCATTGTCTAGCTCTCTGGCAAATGTGGCCACGACAGGGGCCTACTCTGACCTTTTGGGTGCCCCGACAAATGTGAGTAGCTTTACAAACGATTCAGGGTACGCATTATCCAGTTCGTTAGCAACTGTGGCAACCTCTGGGGCCTACTCGGACCTCTCGGGTGCCCCGACAAATGTGAGCGATTTTACAAATGATTCTGGGTACGCATTATCCAGCTCTCTGGCAAATGTGGCAACCACCGGAGCATACTCTGACCTCTCTGGTGCCCCAACCAATGTGAGCAGCTTTACAAATGATTCGGGATACGCATTGTCCAGTTCGTTAGCAACTGTGGCAACCTCCGGGGCCTACTCGGACCTCTCGGGCGCCCCGACAAATGTGAGCGATTTTACAAATGATTCTGGGTACGCATTGTCTAGCTCGTTAGCAACTGTGGCAACCTCTGGGGCCTACTCTGACCTTTCGGGTGCCCCGACAAATGTGAGCGATTTTACAAATGATTCTGGGTACGCATTGTCTAACTCTCTGGCAACTGTGGCAACCTCCGGTGCCTACTCGGACCTCTCTGGTGTCCCAACAAAGGTGAGTGATTTTACAAATGATTCTGGATTTGCGACAACAAGTTATGTAACAACTGAGATAAATAACGTTGTTGGATCAGCTCCATCCGCATTAGATACACTTAATGAGCTAGCTGCCGCGCTCAATAACGATTCTGACTTTGCGGGTACAGTGACAACCTCTCTTTCTACAAAATTATCAATAGCAGACGCTGCGAATACATACACTACAACCTCTTCTTTAGCAAATGTAGCAACCTCCGGGGCCTACTCGGACCTTACGGGAGCCCCCACGAATGTGAGCAGCTTCACAAACGATTCGGGATACGCATTGTCTAGCTCTCTGGCAAGTGTGGCAACCTCTGGGGCCTACTCGGACCTCTCGGGAGCCCCCACAAATGTGAGCAGCTTCACAAACGATTCAGGATACGCATTGTCCAATTCTTTAGCAACTGTCGCAACCTCTGGGACCTACTCAGACCTCTCGGGTGTCCCAACGAATGTGAGCAGCTTCACAAACGATTCAGGATACGCATTGTCTAATTCTTTAGCAACTGTCGCAACCTCCGGGGCCTACTCGGACCTCTCGGGTGTCCCAACGAATGTCAGTGACTTTACAAATGACTCGGGATTTCTAACAACCTCAAACTTAGCAACTGTCGCAACATCGGGGGCCTATTCGGACCTTTCAGGAGCCCCAACGAATGTCAGTGACTTTACAAATGACTCGGGATTTCTAACAGCCACTGGAGATGGAGGACTTCTATCTAACATTTCATCCGGCACATCAAATCTACACGTTGTAACAACCGAAGGAGCTGTTACCACAAACGAGATTACTGTACCTTCAATTGTAATAACCCCACCCACCACTGATGAAAGAATTATAATAAAATCATCAACTGCTCGTTCTATAGCCATAGGACAAAGTGCCGGTAATACTTCTCAATCTACAACAAATGCCGTCGCAATCGGATACCTCGCAGCGTCAAGCACACAAGGAAATTATGCTGTGGCCGTTGGTCCATCTGCTGGTCAAAACACACAGGGTGCAAATGGTGTTTCAATAGGAAGAAGCGCTGGAGCTTCTTATCAAGCTGCGAATGGAGTTGCGGTGGGTGCGTCAGCTGGGACATCCAATCAGTCAGCCAACTCGGTGGCAGTTGGGAGGGAGGCTGGGCGTTCATACCAAGGATTAGATTCCGTTGCGATAGGTCCTTTTGCTGGTGCGACCTATCAAAACAATTTCTGTGTTGCGTTAGGTCGAGAGGCTGGAGAGACTGGGCAACACATAGGAGCCACTGCGCTAGGTAGAAGAGCGGGAGAGACTTCTCAGGGGCAATACTCCGTTGCTGTGGGATACGAGACCGGGCAGGTATACCAAGGAGATTACGCAATAGCTATTGGGACCAGGGCTGGTCAAACCAATCAGCATGACAACTCGATTATTATAAATGCGACATCAACAGCTAAGAACACGTCTAACACAAGCGCATTATATGTACACCCCGTCAGAAGTACAACAATTTCTTCAAACGTTATGGGTTACACTCCAGAGGGTGAGGTTGTTGATACACAGGTCAGTGTTTTAAGCATAGGTCAAGGCGGGGGTTCGACATCTTCAAATCTTCAAACGATTACAGAAAATGGTAACGTTACAACAAACACTGTGTTTTTGGAGGGAGGGCTTGTAACAGGTGACACCGCTACAAGTCTCACTGTACCAAACTCCGGATCATACTGGAAGGTATTATCGGTAGATATGGATAACAAATCATATAAAACCTTCACGTGTACATCTTCGACAAACATAGAATCCATAGAAGTTTCAAATGACATCTTGGGTTCCCAAGGAATGATTTTCCTGACAGCAGGTGCGGATATAACCATTTCAGGAGAAACAGCGAGTCTGGGTGGAACTAATGTGAATGTGTCCTATGATGACATTTCACTTACAAGTGGTGAGAAGGCCCTCATAGGTATTATGAGCGACGGAACCCAACGATTTATAAACGCATCGAAGTACCCAACCGCCGGGGGAGGTGGAGGAACTTCCAATTTACAGACAATAACCACCAATGGAAACAGCACCAGTACTGATATAGTTACCACAGCTAATGTACAAGCTAATTATTTTATAGGTGATGGTTCACAATTAACCAATTTGCCTAGCAGTGGAGGAGGTGGCGGAAGTTCGGTTCAGGAGTGCTTTGACGCCCACCCATCTGCGGCACAAAATGTGACATCACTCACACGAATAATTCTAAACACGACTAGATATAATAGCAACACATCTGTGTTTTCACTGAACACAAGCACAGGACAAGTAACCGTTAACAAGACGGCCCTATACATGATAAACTATACAATGTCAACGGGTATATCTTCAGGAACATCATCCAGATCTACATCTAAAGGGGATTTATACATCAATAACACAAAAGAAACATTTACAAGCGTTTATATGTACAATCGTATGAATCTACGTGAGGAAAATACAGGTTCAAATACAATATTCAAACAACTAACAGCAGGTGATGTGGTTGACATTCGCGCAGTAAGACAGGCTGGGTCTGACACGATAACGAGCGTTCACGGTGGTACAGGCTTGAGAATCATGGAAATTTTGAGATAATCTTTTAATATACAATAGTATTAGACATGGTGTTCGGAACCAATTTTTTTATGAATTTGGTGAAAAACCAACCACCATCTATACCCTCACTAGACTATGGATGGGACACAGAGTACCCATACAGATTGGATGGAGTTATAACATTCGATCAAGTTGGGTTAGACCTTAGTACCCTAACACAACAAGATATAGATTGTGTAACTATAGACAGGACACTGAGCATCATAGCGCTGTCAACAGGTCAAAAGGTTCAAATGTACAAAACAAATACACCATCTTCACTACAACAATTTAGATTGGAGAATTTCTACAATGGAAGCTACACACACCCAGACGCATCATCCAACAGTTATACCTTTGTGAACAACGGTTCCTTAGCTGGTTCCAATACCACATATATTACATTCTCACCTAATAACTATTTGTGGCACGTTGTTCAATACACCAACACACTTCTCGCAGTAGGAGTGGCTGGTAATGTGAATTCAGCAAGTGATTTTTCGTCATTCAGCCCCGTAGCATCAACAGATTTTGGTGATGGACAGAGCGTAAGTATACAATTCACAGGTGGGTACGTATATATTGCGAGACAAAATGTATCAAGTGGGACCTGGCACGTCGATCGGTGGGATTTTACAGAACCCACACCGGCACAGTACGCAAGCCTTACATCTAATTTCAACCCAGAAACCCTTGGTTATTTCTCAAACAAACAGTCGTCGGGAAATCTAAAGGGTATCACAGACGCAAATGAACAGCTTCATGGCATATTCGTATTAAACAGGGGGAAAACACTTATGGTGGTTGTTAGAGGGGGTGGTCACGTTTATTTTTATGACATTAGTTCCAACCCATACGACATTACAACCGCGACCGTTACTAGCGCCACGGATTATTTAGCCCCAAGTAGTTCGCAATATTATTGGGACCCCAACGCAACAATCTTTCCCATGACTAGAACTATTGGTTATGGGGGTGATGTTGGACACATAACTATTTTAGAAGAAGAAAATGGAGATACACCAATGTTTTTAGTTGATTCGAAGAGTACTGGAACTACAAGAGATCAACAGTTCTTTTTAGGTCTTATAAGAGCAGAGCGTTCGGGAGACCCAGATCCTCTTACAACAATCCATTTGGATTTCGACAACTCTAACACATACCGTGTAAATACACTGTACCCATCTAGTATAACATACACACAGAATACACAATATGCTGTAGTGGGTTCAAATTGTGCCTATATCGACGGTACCGCGGGTATAGAAATTCAACATGATCCAGAGGATAATACTTTAAACTACGAAGAACTATACTCTTTTAAACATACCTTTTCTGGGTGGTTCAGATTCAGTTCACTGTCTGGTACTGTTCCGCTATTGGGAACAGACTACGCAAACCACCCTAGATTACTTTATGATTCTACAAACTATTACATTTCCGCTCATACACTAGCTACAAGTAGCGATTTTGAAATGAGATGGAACTATCAATTTTCAGTAGACACATGGTACCACATCTGCTATGCGTTACAATCTTCGAATGTAGAAGGTATGATATTATGGATAAATGGCACGAAAATCACCAGAACCTATGTAAGTACAGTTATAACAGGTTACAACGAGAACAACAGGGTTAATTACGAACCGATCATGGCCAGGCCCGGTGACACCACCCTAAAAAATCAATTCATAGGTCGGTATGTAAATACTTACATGAATGGTTATGTAGATGATATTCGTTATTACATAGGCCGCATCCCAGATAGCTACGTACAGACCCTTTACAACCTTGGAACTATTACTATTTCATCATTTACGTATACATATAAGTCAATAACCATTACGAAATCCGCTTCTGGTAGCAAAAATTGGTCATGGAGCATTAATGGTGTCAGTCAAGGTGTAGTCTTAGGAAGCAGTGGGACCACACAGACAATAACGGGTCTCAGTCTACAAAACGGAGACATAGTTGTGGTTACCATGTCCGATTCATCTGTTACGGAAACATTGAGTGGTCTACCGTCATATGTGTACAAATGGAGTGTAACACAGAAAACATCAGGTGGTAACCAGGGCACAGGTGCGGTATGTATTGTAGAAATTGATGTAGTATTGAACGATGGTTCAACTATATCTTCGAGTGATTTCAACCTATTGTCTGGATATTCTGGTAACCAGACATTGTTAGATGATAATGATACAACACCTGACACAACCGTACCTTCACCTGACAGCGTTATTTGGAGTGAGTCTGATTACAGCGTAGGGGATACACTCCTTGAATTTCCAACAAATAGAACTGATATTGATTATTTTAGAATACACTGGTTTTCGCCGGCATACACACCCGCAATTGATTTCTATAAAAATGGGAATGAAATAACGTCCGAGAGCCACGCCGTCGGTGCAGCAGTATACGATCCAAAACCAAATACAATAGATTATATGGTTCCACCTACAATTACATCTTTTAGTTACACATCGGAGACAATCACTATTACAAAATCCAGTGCCGATGCCACCGATTGGTCTTGGGCTCTAAACGCTGTATCTCAAGGTACGATAACAGGTGCCACGGGTACATCCCAAACACTATCGAATATAGCTTTGGCAAATGGTGATACGATCGAAGTGATAATGTTCGGTGATTCTCTAACACAAAATGTTTCTGGGTTGACAACAATTTCTAGTTTTACGTACTCTACTGATGGTGATTCAATTACTATTACAAAGAGTGACACAGAACCTACTGATTGGTCTTGGTCTCTAAACACTGTAGACCAAGGTACCATAAATGGTTCCACGGGTACATCGCAAACTATAACAAACCTATCACTAGCAAATGACGATATAGTCGCGGTCACGATGTCAGGTAACACACTGTCACAAACTGTATCCGGTGTAACCTTACCAGCAGGAGTGAATACATACACATTGACAGATGATTTCTCATCTGGTGGGGCTTCGAAGATTACATATCAACTCAATGGTATTTCAGATAACGAAGCCTATAGCGTGTCAGTTTCACCAAATGGATCATATACACACGACCACACCCTTAATAATCTACAGCGTGGTAAGTACACCATAGTTTTCAGTGTTGCTGACCACGACAACCAAGGTTCAAATGCGTCCTATGGTCACTACGGATGGGTATATATGACTATCCAGGACAGTAGCGGTACAAATATGACAAATTATTTAGCGAATGATGTGATGACAAACGCGACATCTGGTACAAACAACTTTTCAACATCCAGTGCGATGTATGGTCAATTCGATGGTTCACAACAGAACAATAAACAGTTCGTCATAACAGCGGATCTCGAAATACCAGAAACAGCTGATTATAAGATTTCTGTTTTCGTGGTGAGCTCAGACAACAACGGTACATCGGCATCTGCCAAGTACAACGTAGAGATAAAGCCACCCCCACCAAAAACAATTAGTGTATCTTTTGATTACAACATAGGTGGAGCAACACTCACTCATAACAATCCCAACGATGTATATGTATATCTATACGATGATGATACCGACACTCTATACGCAAACCCACTCATTTCATGGGGACAGAGCAGTGGGGACAACACGTGGAAAAGTTATAGCAACACGGCAGCTGTATTTTCTGGTTCAAGCTGTCGTCTTGTATTCAAACTGGTTGACGGACCACACGTACATGACACCGGATGGGCGGATGTTACTATAGGGAACACCACGTTTACATTTGGTGCGAACGATGAACAGAATTTCTTATGGCAAAATTTTAACAGCACCACACTTAACTTAAGTTCAGCCGTGAACGTGAACACAACAAGTACTATCAATTCCAGAAACGCAGCAACCTCAAATGGTTCCGCTGTGCTCATACAGACACGTTCGGGTAACGCTTACTTTTTGTACTATGAAGGTAGCATGAACTCATCTTCGAGTTCTTCTGGAACTGCGTGGTTGATAACACCCGCGGCATCTGTTTAGACTACAACTTACTAAATGGTACATAGTGAATACCCATATCCCTCCAAAGTTCTAATTGTTTCTTTTTGTTTTCTGAAATTCCAGAACCAAATATCTTATACTTATCGATATGAGTAAGTTCCCATTCTTGATAGGCGAGACAAATTATAAGCAAAGGTTTACCATACAATTCGGGAACATCCGAATACTTATAGGGTACACCCAAAACTTTCTCACCCGCAGTACCGGATGTTGTCCAATTGCGAGTCTTCACCTCTATAATGTGGTCCGGAGTCTCCCAATCGGGTTGGAGGCCGTTTATGTTCTTGGGTTTCCATATTGGGATGTTATCCCTCTCAAACTGCTTCTTAACAAGTTCCTCTCCATACTTAGTAGTCCAATTGCCATTGTTACTAGAACCAATCTGTTGGTTGCCCCATTCCCTCTCAAACTTCATATCAACCTCTGTGACAGATGGATCACAAGTTCGAAGACTCGTTCGCGTGATGGGGCGGAGAGCCCAATTCATTCTTATTAATTTTGGTGATAACTTTATTTATGTGTTACTTAGACATTTTTTTGGTACAACAAACTTTTTTCAAAGATTCATCATTATCTTCCCCAACATATTCATCTCACCACCCCAAAAAGATTTCTTTCCAGCCCTATCAAAATGATACAACCCCTCTGAACGGTATTTATTTACAACCTCGTTGAATCTTATGTCCTGTTCATACCTAAGCTTCAGCACAAACGTCATAGATTCTACACTATGTTTATTCCAAGCATCTATATCTATCTTCAATCTTCTACCAGCTCTTTTTGCTTCCAAAGGTTCCATCTCTTGAAACAAAAAGATATCTCTAGGACTATCACTAAAAAGACACTTCAGACCCTGAAAGAACCCCTCGGCAGTTTTAAATTTCAAATTGTCATACACAATCTCACACGGATAAAAATTAGAAAGTACCCTCCCATCCTCAGTCTTAGCCCCAGAATGAAACAGCATCCTCTTACCATTAGGGTACACTGTGCTTAAGTCATTTACATACAATTTTTTAGCCCACCACAGCCACACCCACAGTCACGGGCCTTGCTACGAGTCATACGAGGTGAAAGAGCCGCGTATGTTTTTTTACGAGCTTCTCTATCGGCTTTGGCCTTTGCCGCCTTTGCCTTTTTAGCTGCCTGCTCAAGAGCCTTCTGCTCCTTTTTAGCCTTATTTTCAAGCTTCTTTGCTTCAGCCTGAATTTTTGCGAGATTGCGTTCACGTTTGTTAACGTCATTAAGCAGGGTCCTAACCATCGCTCTGCTTGCTACAGTTTTTGAACGTGTAAGTGTCATTTTATTATATTAAAATATTTTTTTACCCATATAGCATTCTCATTTCAGCATATGAAAGTTGTCGTTTCTCGTCCTTTGGATCTTTGAACACATGCTCAACAAACTTTTTGGGTCCCTCCTTTTCGTAGACCTCAGATGCTTTTTTGTTTAGGTCGTCCATTTCCTGTATATCAAATGAACGTACTCTTTAACACTCTTCTGGTGTGGTTTCAGAAGATTGTAGAATCATTCATAGGATTGAACTGAACATCTGGTATAGTTTTTAATAAATTTTCTCTGTCGGTGTCAATGACATGTTGAATTATCGAAATGACTATAGTAGTCGTGAGGAGTCTCTTGGAGGACAATCTAAAAAGATCCTTTTTAACATTGTTCATACACTTCCTCTTGTTGAAGAACCACCATATATATTCATCTTAACACATGAGTGTGTTGAAATTTTATCCGAGTTAAATATAAATGTCTGTTATAAACGTTTCTAAAAATTTTCGATTATTTAGGGTCAACACTTCAAATGGTAACATGATGGGTAGAAATTATTCTTATTTTGTATACGGGCAAGATGCGGTTAACATAGTAACAAATCAGTACGCCAATTTTGAAGGTAATAAGATACACGAATACATAACTTCTAGACCCCTCGCACTCCTTGATATGAGTGATGTAAATACTATAATTCTTTTAATGAATTTAGCAAGAAAACAACCGAATGTCCAACACAGTATAGCAAAATCATTTAGAATATTAAATGGCAAGGTTATTCGTAAATCTAAGTTAGAACACGATCTAGCTCTATCAAGATTCATATGTAGTAAATTTGATGGATACTACGCCCCACCTTTGAATAAAAAACGCGGTGGGGTGTTTCACCAAGAAATAATGTTATGCTTACCACATGATAAAGTAACGTTTATTTCTAGTATGGTGCCTCCCAAGGCTCTAAAGACACAAGCCCGAAAAAATTTTGAAAACAGAAAACAAATATTCAATAATTATTAAATGGCTTTCTGTCAGTACAAACATATATTTGGAGTTCCGGGGGAGGGTGTCCACTCAATGAGATTCATGGATGTTGCTTTGTTTGATTACATAGGAACTATATTGCTTGCTGTCCTAACAACGTGGGCAACAAAGGTTCCACTTGTGATAACGACAATATTCTGGTTTGTACTTGGAATCGTCTTACACGCACTGTTTTGTGTGCCCACGCAGGCAACTATATTTCTTGGGTTATCTTTATAAAACATTTGGTACATGTGTTAAATACAGTATAATCCTTACATCTGTGAATCTTTCCGGAGCACAATCCAAATGCGTGAACATCATTTCTAGGATCTAACTTGCTCATGATAATTTTAACAATATCATTAGGAAGTTTAGTTAATAAAACTTTATAATAAAACAAATAATTTGTTATAGCCCTGTTGTATTCCAAGTAACACCTAAGAGATCTTTTTGTCAAATCAATGTCTGAAGCGTGTTCCGATGCTACAACAAACATATCTATTTTTCACTTATATTATAAATCCCGTGGTTAGACACCAAGTCTAAAAACTTGGTCATCAGTTCATTGGCGTGCTCCGTACCTTCTTTCCTTGTATCTTGAACATCCTTATTGAACCTATCCATGTTAACAACATCTGTAACAAACTTTTTTTGATTTGGGTGGTAAAGTGATATATTGTACAGGTTGTACCAACATACCTCCCATAGGTGGTCTGTTCCGGGCATTTATTTCATATATATCGTTCGGTGTATTTAATTAGTTTCGACCAGTTGATTCCACATATCCATGGTCATAGTGATAGTCAACGTGGAACCATCGGCCATAAAATTTTCAAAAACCATGGGTAAAGGATGTTCGTGGTCCATCTCGTCTAACATTTGTCTCGGAACCCTATCTGGTCCCTGTACAATTGCGTCCCACATCCAGTCGGGTGGAGTTTCCAGAAAAATCACCTTTGGTAATACAGGTTCCACGGGTGAACGCCATGGTTTCCTACACATAGCACAACAGTGTGCATTTTCGTTGCCAGAGTTCAACCATCTTGCTACACACGCACTATGGAACATGTGACCACAAGATAATTTCCTAGAAGAACCTTTTGAAGTCACATCTTCCAGGCATATGGCACATATAGTTGGTGTGAGTGGTTCATGTATACCACAGAAATTTGAACCCTTCTTGGCCTTGTATTCACACCTACAACCCCCTTTCTTGTTCCAGCCTTGACAAATTGTCGTCATACTTTTAATATAACATAAGTTATTTTTATACGGGTTTTTGGATACTTTGAGTTTTTAAAAAACCATGGTCATCATGTATCCCATGATGCCAACTAGCAGAGAGGCACAGAACATCTTATTTATTCTCTGGGTGCGCTTATTCACCACCACAATTGAGCTTTCGTCGTTCGTTTGGATGCCAACATCCACCATCTTCTTTTCGGGGTGAAGGTAGGGTGCGATCATCGCATACACAAGCATCAGCTCCATAACCCACGAGAACTTCGTGTACTTGTGGAGCTGGAGAGCCGTGTAGGCGGTCGCGGGGACAACAACGAGGCGAAGGGTCGAGTCCATTCTTACCATAAGGGCTTCGATAACTTATATCACATTGATACATTTTTTTGTTAGTATACAATAAATGTCCAGTGCGAGCATGGAACCCATCAACAGTAACAGTAACGCTAACAGCAACGCTAACAACAGGGGGCTCCGCGCCCCACCGCGCGGTTCAAAAAGAAAGGCGGGCGAAACATGGGCTATAGTTCCGGTTAATGAGCCAGTGAATGAACGTGAACTTGCGCGAAGACTAGCACCAATAAATAGAGCAGCTGCCCAATCTCTATTACAATCCATTGCGAAAAAACCACGAAAGGGTTTAGCTATGAGAACGGTTAGTGCTGGTAGTCAAGGTCCTTCCCAACTAGTGACTATAAATTCAGCCCTGGTACCTGTACCTGGTTCCCAGGGAAATATTGGATATGTGGGAATGGTGAACGGTCAAAGGGTTGTTGCGGATCCAGTTCAGGGTACCTATGTGTTAAATGAAGGATACATGTCCAATGCTGGTACAGCTGAGCGCAGACCAAGCCGCGCCGGACAATTCAGAAACCAGACTGTAAACAGAATTCGGCGTTTCGCTTTCGGGTTAAACCCAAGTGAAAAAATAACCCTAAACAAGACCGAAAAAAATAGACTTGTGAAGAATCTTAGTATACGCCAATCAACTCTCAGTAAGATTGGAAAACTTCAAAAACAGATACAATACCAAAGTGGAATAGCAAAAAATCGCAGAAAATCACGCCCAGAAAGAGACGCGGCCGCTACCAAGGTAGTAGAACTTCAGCGTTCTATAGGGCAGTTAGTCAAAGCTCATTCGAACAAGATTAGAAATATATCTATTGGTAACAAGAATCTCAAATCTTTTTATAATTTACCACCAGTTGTGGGACCCAATTCCAAATTTGTAAAGGTTATGGGTGCTCTAAGAAATTACATCCAATTACCAGCTAAAGTGTTTCAAAAATATTTTATAGATGAAGTACCACTGGAGCCTATCCGCCCAGCTGTGCCTTCGTCTAGATCTGTACGGGCAGCAAACGCGCGTAGAAATGTGGGAATGTCAAAACTCGAACTGAACCTAAACACTAAGTTTAGAAATGGAGCATTAGGTAAAGAATCAGCGAAGCGAGCCCTTAACAAGTGGGCTAAATACACAGATATACCCCTCCCCACAAGCAGAAACGGAATCAATCGATATTTACAAAATCTCGCAAACGCAGGAATGATAGAAATTACACCCATAAATGGTAACGGTAACAGAAGAATTAGCGTAAACAACAGACTTTATGGTCAGAGATAATTAAAGTTTTTAGACAAACAATTTATAAGATGCCCTACGTACCTCCCAAAATGCGTGAGAGGGGGATCAACCCCAAGAAGTTGGCAACCCCCAAGTTTGTAGAGGAGCGAAAGGTCATGTCCAAACAAGAACTCTTTGAATCAATCCGGGTTAAAAATTACGGAAAGGCTGACAGGGCCTGGCGCGGAGATGGCCGGCCCTAGTTCCTCCATTATCCAATTGGCCACTTGTATGTCCTTATCCAAAACCCTTCTATCAGCATCACAATATATATGAATGATATCACTGTCATTCAAAAAATTTTTGGAAATCCCATGAACCAATACTTTATAAACCTCGAGTCTATTCTTAGATTTATAAAGTCTGTTTATGTATCTTGATCTGTTATAAATTGTTCCAAGATGAGGAAGTTCTTTAACCAGAGTATGGTTCATTTTTCTAATTTAGAATCTATATTCTTTAAATGTTGTTCAATGCCACACACTCTTCCATGTATGTCCAATATCACATCTCTGGTTTCAGCTGATTCCTTCCCTGCTGCGTAAACTTTTGTGAACAGTTCGTCAATCCTGTTCACCTGATAGCCAGCGAAAAATACCGCACTAGTGAGGGGTATGAGTGTAAGCATCTGCTGCTGGTTCAACATTGTTACTAATATTAGGGGACAAAAAAATTGTGGTCTTGAGTTCCTTGTCAAATGTGAACAACTTGGCCTGACAGTTGTGAATCTTTTCTCTCAACTTTACCAGTTCCTCCAACTTCTCCTTGTAATTTTTAAATTTTAAAACGGATGTCATGACTGCTATAGATGTGCTAACTATCAATGATACAATTGTTGATGGAGTATTTTCTTCCGAAAAACACAATGTTATACCCTCTATCAATGACAATGATGATGACATGAATATGATAACTATGGAGACCCAATCATATATGAGCTTGTATTTGTTGTAAAAAAATGAAAGTTGTTTGTTGTATGATCCAAGTGTTGATTGGAGATTTTCAACCTTCTTTATTATGTACTTGAAGAACTCCCCGTCTATGTCTACATATGTCTGTTTCTCACATTTAGAATAATTTCTTCTCTCCTTTTCAATTCTAAAAATCTTTTTCTGGTACTCAAGAACCTCATCCTCAGAGAAAACCATTGAGTTTGTCATGATGACATCATTGTAGTATTTGACTATATCCAAAAACTTTTCTTGGACTTTTTTCTGATCGATCGTCACTCTGTTGGCTGTGTACACATCGGGTTGTTCAGAAATGTCAGCATAAAATTCATCATCATAGGTTTTGAAAGCATTCCTAGGGTCTGCGCACTTTGCCTGTAAATTGGGTGTACCAATCTCCGGGTCTCTGGGTATAGGGCTATCATTTGATGGAAAGAGAAACCTAAATATTGATTTTACCGCGGACCACATACTTAAATGGCACAAAATTTATTTCATAGTATTTATAAGTAATGGATGGTTATGTTCATGTTGATTCTAACTTTGTAAACCAAAAGTACAAGCCCATGTATCCTGACAGAACACTTGACAGAAAAATAGAAAAACTTTGTAAAAAGGTTGATCAATTGATTGATATCAATGCTAGACAAATTGTTGAGAAGGCTTTGACCCCAGAAAAGCCCAAACCCAAGTGGCCGTTTTGGTATCTGGTTCTTGGTATAACAGTAATACTGTTTCTTTACTTTAAGATAAAATCCCCTAAAAATATAAATGGTCCTGTACCTCCTCTCACCCAACCCACTATCGGGAATCGGCCAAGTAATGTTAAAGTATTCAGAACTCCTTGATGGAAAATTTGTTAATATTTGTGACACTTCTGTGGATTTCACAGGCGCGGATGTATTCGCGTTTGCCCTGCCTATACCACTTTGGTTGGAGAGACTCAAAAAAATAAAACTGGTAGCAAAAAATGTAGTGTGTATGACAGTGTGTGAAACTGAAACAGTTCACATCGACTATGGGTTGCTTTTTGCTATGTTTAAAACAATTATTGTTCCCAGTGAGTTCTGTAGAAACATATTTTCGAGACAATTCCCCGACACAGAATTCAAGATTGTGAAACACTGGGAACCCCTACCAGAGCCGTACCCCGACAGAAGCAACGCAAAGAAGTATGTGTTTTATCATATAGGTAATATACTGGACCATAGAAAGCAGGTTGGGAAAATCGTGAAGGCTTTCCAGGACCTTGAACTCCCAGATGCTCAGTTGGTTCTAAAGGCTACATGTAAAGAACCCGTAAAGGTAAAAATACCAAATGTATTGGTCCTAAATGGACTCTTACCAAAGGATCAATTGGACAAGATACACGATTCTTGTGACTGTTATGTAAGTTTTTCAAATTCGGAGGGTGTGGGTATGGGGGCGGTGGAAGCCGCTTTAAGAGACAAACCTGTGATCATAAGTAAATACGGTGGAGCAGTTGAATACATCAACACCGAATACGCTATCAATTGTCGGATGAAAACGGTCGGTGTTGATGATTTCTTGTATTCTGCTTATATGTTCTGGGGTGATCCAGATTATGAAGAATTAAAAAGATACATGAAGCATGCGTACGATAATAAGATTAGATATGTAAATCATGAATACACAAGAATTTTGTTGGAGAAGGAAACTATTCGGTCTCAATTAATCGAGTCGCTATCAACACCGACAGACCGACAATCAGAGTCGCTGGAACCAATGCGCTCTGCTGAGAGTGTAGGAGAGTTATCATGTCATCAACAGGACCAATCCCAATGGGTTGTTTTATAACCTTTGGGACCACCTGACTCATCACCAAGTAAACCAACATTGAAAGAATTATAGGATTATCCATCGTGTACTATTATATGTTTCTTACAAAATTTTCCACAGGGTGACGTGGCCTTGAAGGTACACTTCTTGCCTGAGAGGCACATAGCCTGACACACTGCGTTCTTTGTTTTGGGGAGGGGTTGAGCAGTGGTCAGCAGTCCCGCAACCTTATCAATTGTAATGACCTTTGTCCGCTTGGACCTCTTCTCATCGTCGATCCTCTTATAGGCTGCGCGGATACGTTCACGGGCTCGCTCGAAGTCCATGGTTGTTCTTATCATTAGGGCCTACTGTACTTGAGTGTATCTCGTACCAAAATTTGGCAACATCCTGTAGAACCTAATGACGTACCAGGCAATCCAGGTCTGTACAAGTGCCATCAAGGGTAGAACGATATATGTAATGTTATCGTACTGATGATTTGCTATCGCACTGCCTAAAATCACGTACCTCCCAACTGTCAATGTAACCTGGTAGCACATGTAACCAACCAATTTCATTCTATCATACCTTAGAGCACCCTGGTACCCTAGGATTGAAATGAGAGACAACAGAATTGATACTACATAACCAGTGGCTATAAAATTGAACAAATTCATAATGGAATCAAGTACCGCAAATACCCTCACATTATATGATTGTTTCTCAAGGTTCAAAGCATCCTGAACATACCTATTGGGAATCAAAAAAACAGTTCCTCCGAAATCCATCTGCTCCTTTTCATCGCCATCGTCGGTCATGGGGATTTCTTTGTAGGGATTATCAGATGATACACCCAAGAACACTGGACCCTCTGGGTTGTGTACAACAACAGCCATTTAAATATTATTGTCGTGTAATTTTTAAATGGGTCTTTTGAAACTCATAAAAACTTGTCAAATGATCGAGTACACACCTATATTGACCGAAGATAAGTCCGAATGGGATTATATACATGAGAGCATATGGATAGCTCTGAAGGATCCAGTTCAAACAAAAACATTGGTGATACTTGCCAACATGTTCTATCCAATAAAAATAATTTCAAAAATGTTACTACGTTCTTACATTCACAGCGCTGCTCACGGCTAAGTCGTATGCTGCTTTGTTTCTGGTTGTTGGGTTTTTGATGTAAGTTACCAGGTTGGTCAGGATACTTTTATTAGATTTGTTGGGACTTTTGAGATAGGCCTGATAAGTGTTCATCAAATTCTGGATCTGAGGATTTTCTTTCATACATTTCTCGTACTCATTTGTCGATTCTTTGGTTCCGTGTTTTTTTAGAAAATCAACTCCTGCGTCATGGATTAATTCAAAGACTTGCTCATCCAATTCCGACACGTTAGACATTATTAACATAATAATATTTTTTTTGTTAACTAAATAATAATCATGAGTGCCGGAATGTTACAAAAGACCTCGATTCCGATTGGTCGTGTCAGGATGTCTAAAGTAAATAAAGCTACACAAAACAGGGCAAATTTACTTGGTATAAATGTAAAAGAATTACAGAACCGTAACGCCGAGAGTGCGCGACGCCCCGCGACGGCTGAAAACATAGAACGTATGATGTATGAAAGGGAGAGACAAAGACTGGAGGAAATGGATAAAAGGGCTATGGAAGTGGCCAATCAGATGTATGAACAAGCAAAGAAAAACGGACGACCATATTTTGACAACAAACAACAAAACTTCACAACATCCGAAACCAATGCTCAAGCTAAACAACACTTAGAAGCACTATATAATCAAAGATTGTTGAACAGTAGTATTCCTAATCTATATCTCCGTGAATATCCAGCGGCAATAAAAGCAAAAATGGTTAATCTCTTCAAAAGGTCTGTGTTTGGTGCTCTTACTTTACCATTCACCTTTGCGGCTAGAGCTGGTCACGTAATGGTTGTAGAACCTATTGTAATTGTAGTAACCGATGTATACGGTGTTGTTAAGCGTGTTTACGCATATATATTTTTTATTATAATGATCTTTGGGGTTAGGCATTTTTATATACATTATGCGCGTGACAGTCCATATATAGAATATGCAGTCGGTTTTATAGAAGAATCTTTTCCGTTGTTCATAGCACCGACGCGTTATATGGTAGATAAAGTAGCATTTTTTATCAGTGGAGCCTTTCAACAAATGCGAAGCAACGCTGGTGGTGTGAAAAATTTTCTTTTTGGTAAAGCTGTTAATGCGGCACAGGTGGTACAGCAACAGGCTAAACAACAGGCAATGGGAGGCGCTAAAGCTGCCGCTCAGGCAATTGGTAAACAGGTTGTAGATGGAGCTTATGATATGGGACAATTTGCCTTTTGTAAGAGCGTTGGTAAATTCGCACCCATGGCCCTAGGGTGTTCCGCTTAAAAAAATTAACACCTAAAAAATAAATGATTATTGTGGAAACAAAACATATCAAAAACCGAGAAGGTACTATAGTGTACACAGAAGGTCAATGTATGATCCAAAACATGATAATGGATGATACAACCATGGAAGAGATACTTGTTCCGTTGTTACATGGGAACAATTCTGATATGGCAATAATAATAGATGACACATTGTCAGAATTTTTCAAAACTTTTAAAATTGTTCACTTCGATGATACCCACGCACACTTTGGAGAAATTTCTTACAGGTATCAACAAGGTGATGTACTCACATGGGGAACGAGACTCCCAAAACTCATAGCTCTGATGGAGATGCCACTACTTCCAAGTGGTTACTCGGAAATAAAAATTTCTGAGAATCGAATGATCATCGGTGATACATTCGAAAAAAATATTTTTTATAAATTTGAAAATTTTGATGGAACCATCCATGTCAGTATGGATCTTTTAAAAAAAGTTTTTGAAAAACATCCAAATGAACCATTCAAGTTATATCTAGAAGAAGAATTTCCAATTGGCATAGAGTTTTTGGGACCGGTTGTAATAAGATACTATGTCGCCCCCTTGGAAATATAAGATCGACTGGAAATACAACTGTTCATTTTGTAAACATCCTCTGGATATAATGATACGTCTAGAACATGATCTAGAACAGCACAAACTTTTTTGGAAAAGATATTACAATTTTGTGGAACTATCACCATGTGATAATATAAATTTAAATGGAATGTACCTAAGAGTTGTGAACCTCAAGGCTCGTAGAGTCTGTAAGTGGTGCTACGATAATAAGGTTCACAAGATTGGTGTGAGGGATATTTTTAATAGAGAGATTACTGGTAGGTCCTTAGCCCCTAGGTCCAAGTCTCTGTCTTGTGAGGAAGTGTACAATAGGTTTGAATCATTCGATAGATACCTGCGGCGTCCTGACGCGGATGATTATATAGTTAATAAAGTCGTCTGATAGGTGATCGACCACGTAAAAGCTGAGACTCGTTAATCATTAGAAGTATAGGAATTAATATAGAAGATGCTAATGAAATAGCATAAAATTTACCTCTACCCTCAACCTGTTTGTCTTTATCAAGATTTCTGTACTCACTCAAGGCGAGTGCGGAAGTTATAAAAAACACCGAAAACCCAACAATAATCGTAATCATTATTTCATTTTTTCTTAATCCTTCGGCATTCCCCACACCGGCAAATGTTACGGTTAGAAGCAATATTATAGTAACTATCAACATGAGGATACCATAAATCTTCCAAGATACACTAGTGTCGGCCATTTACAATACAACTAGAAAAAAATGTGTCAAAACACAGTTAAGAACATATGGCGCCTATAAGTAAATGGAGAGGGTACAAAGGGTCACACATGTTGAACACATCCTCATCCGACCAGACTCCTATGTTGGACCAACTGAAAAGTCTACTGGCAACTATTGGCTTCTGGATGGTGAAAGGTTCACTCAAAAGTCGGTCTCATACTCATCGGCGCTTCTGAAGATCTTTGACGAGATCTTGGTGAACGCTATTGACCGTAACTCTCTCCACCCCGATGAATCCAAGAACATATCAGTTCTGGTGGATAAGGAATCTGGAGTAATTTCTGTAGAGAATTCTGGACCCTTGGGTGGTATCTCGGTTGAGAAACATCCTACCGAAGGTCTATGGAATCCTGAGCTTACATTTGGTCATCTATTGACAAGCACAAACTATAACGACAACGAGGAGAGGGTGACGGGTGGCCGTAACGGTTACGGAGCCAAGTTGGCCAATGTTTACTCAAAGTTGTTTGTAGTTACTATCAAGGATGGCGTCAACAAAGTGAAGTATCAACAGAAATGGGAGACCAATATGTCCCTTTGTCACCCGGCAAAGATTACCAAATACTCTGGGAAAGAGTCTAGTGTAAACATTTGCTTCCAACCTGATTGGCCTCGGTTTGGTATGACCCAGATGGAAGACGCCCTTTTCAAGATTATCGAGAAGAGGGTCTGGGACGCAATGATTACCACGAGCCCTAAATGTAAGGTGACCTTCCAAGGGGAACAGATCAAGAAGATTTCTTTTGAAAATTATGCCAAAATGTATCTAGAGGACCAGTCTAAGATTGCCAGTATCACCACAGACAGGTGGACAGTTGCTGTGGCACCATCCGATAACGGCTTTCAGCAGGTTTCTTTTGTGAATGGCATATGTACCACAAAAGGTGGTACGCACATTGATCATGTAGCGTCTGTTCTGACTGCTGGTATTATTGAGGAGCTTGGTAAGAAGATTCAACTGAAGCCTCAATATGTCAAGTCGACTATGTTTCTATTTGTAAGATCTACGCTGGTCAACCCAACCTTCGGGAGCCAAGTAAAGTCTGATTGTACCTCAAAGCCCCAATCTTTTGGTAGTGCCTTTCAGAGTCCCACATCCTTCATCAAGTCTGCTCTTAAGACTGGTATCCAGGATGAGGTGACGGCCCTATCAAAGTTTAGGGAAATGAAAGAACTCAAGAAGACTGACGGTTCCAAGAAGTCTAAGATTAACGGAATTCCAAAGCTAGACGATGCTAACTGGGCCGGGGGAGCCAAGTCCGAACAATGTACCCTCATAGTGACAGAGGGTGATTCAGCAAAGGCTCTGGCAGTTGCCGGGCTTTCGGTAGTTGGGAGAGACCGTTACGGTGTATTCCCCATGCGGGGCAAGTGTAAGAATGTCCGTGAGGCGTCTGTCAAGCAAATTTTGGCCAACCAAGAATTTTCTGACCTTAAAAAGATTCTAGGTCTCCAACAGGAAAAGAATTACACTTCGCTGAAGGAGCTTCGGTATGGTCACCTTATGATTATGACTGACGCGGATAATGATGGGAGTCATATCAAGGGTCTGATCCTAAACAACATCCATTTCTTTTGGCCCGAACTAGTGGAACTGGGTTTTGTGGTGAGTCTGGTAACGCCTATAATCAAAGCCACAAAGGGTTCCACTGTGATACCGTTTTACACAGACACATCTTACCGCCAGTGGTACGAGAGTGAAAACCGGTCCTCTTGGAAGATCAAGTATTACAAGGGATTGGGTACTTCAACCTCTAAGGAAGCCCAAGAATATTTCAAAAACCTAAACGTTCTCACTGTAGGGTTTGAGGCTGACGAGGAAACCGAACAGTCTTTGGTTCTAGCATTTGACAAAAAGCGCGCCGACCACCGTAAGACTTGGTTACTGGAAAGTACTGCCAAGCCCCGTGAGGAGTTGGAGGTGGCCTATGGCAACATTAACAATCTTAGGGTCACAGATTTCATCCACAGGGACTTTGTAAATTTCAGTTTGGCTGACCTCCACCGTTCAATAGCAAACGTGGCTGATGGGTTCAAACCCTCACAAAGGAAGGTTATGTTTACCTGTCTCCGCAAGAAGATTAAGAATGAGCTCAAGGTGGCCCAATTGGCCGCAATGACGGCGGAGTTTACGAGCTACCACCACGGCGAGGTGTCACTAGCTGATACTATAGTAAAGTTGGCACAGGACTATATGGGCTCCAACAATATGAACCTCTTAGAACCATGTGGTCAATTTGGTACTAGGCTCCAGGGTGGTAAGGATGCGTCACAGACCAGGTATATTTTCACACACCTTACACCGGCGGCTCAGAAGGTTTTCGACTCTTTGGATGAGCCGGTTCTTAATTATTTGGACGACGATGGTCGTTCAATTGAGCCTGAGTATTTTGTTCCGGTTTTACCGATGGTCCTGATCAACGGAACGGAGGGTATTGGTACAGGTTTCAGCACCTATGTACCCCCTTACAATCCAGATGATGTGAAGAACAATATAGTTCGCATTCTAGAGGGCAAGAGTCTGGTTCCTATGAACCCTTGGTTTGGAGGATTTAAGGGTACGGTAACTAAGGACGAGGAAGATGGTACATGGACCGCGCGGGGTATCTGTCAGACTGTTGGAACTGGCAAATATCACGTGAAGGAACTACCACCCGGAAAATGGACCCAAGACTTCAAGGAGCATCTAGATATCCTTGTGGAAAAGGGGACTATCAGTGGCTACAAGAACAATAGTACCACGGAGGTGGTTGATTTTGTAGTGGAAGGCTACACCGGTAAGGATGTGAACAAGGACCTCAAGATGACCAAGGCTATTCACACGACCAATATGCACCTGTTCCACCCTAAGGATGGAATCAAAAAGTACAAGAGTGCCGAGGATATCCTGGTTGACTTTGTGGCTATCCGGTTGGATACTTACAAGAAGCGCAAGGCTCATATGGTACAATCTATGACCGAAGAGTGTAAGCTTCTCAGTGATAAGGCGCGATTCATCCAGATGGTTGTGGATGGCACACTGGTAGTATTCCGGCGCAAGAAACAGGAGATCGAGACTGACCTCAAGGCCCGTGGGTTCGCTGAGCCCTATGACCACCTGATGAACATCAAGACCTACCAGTACACAGAGGAGGCGATTGACAAGATGAACAACGAGGAGGCCGCGCTCAAGGCCAAGCTAGTAGAACTCAAGAAACTCACTGCCATAGACATGTGGAAATTGGATGTAATAAAATGTTAATTAATTTCAAATGGCCGGAACAGGAGCCATACTTAGCCTTAAGGCTATAGGCAAACAAGATGATTATATATCATCTTCAAATGTTCAAGATTCCGTTTGGAATTTTAAATCGTTAAAACACACAGAATTTACACTTTTCTATAATTCTAGACCTTTATATAGAAATGTTAGCCCAGACACAAACTGGCCTTTTGGAACAACTGTAAAATTTACAATAAACCCCAAAACATCCGGTGACATACTCACCAACTGCTACCTCAAGTTGACCCTACCAAGAGGTCACAATTATTGTGATCAGATTGGCAATGCCCTCATAGGTGAGTATTCGTTCAGTGTAGGTGAGACTGTCATACAAACCATAAGCGGTGATTGGAATGTGATACACGACGAACTGTATGCGTCCAATACGGAACGTTTTGGAAAAAGATTTCTAGTAAACGGGGGGAGTGATTTTGGCACCCCACCCACGTCAACCAATGATATACCTCTTTATATACCACTGAACTTCTTTTTTAGCAGATACAAAAATATGTTGCCGGGTAATTGGAATAATAATACTTTAACTGGGAGTGAAACAAATACAGCTGATACGTACCATCCTTACTTTTTATTATGTGCGTGTACACAACAAGACGTGACGGTATCAATCACCTTCAATCCTGTCACCTTTTTTTCAGATTCATCGGCTATATCACTTGAAAAGATCCAACTCGTTACAGAAGAGGCCACTCTGTCACCGGAAGAGATTGTTTATTACAACTCAAAACCACAGACAATTATATATAACACTGTACAGAGACAACCCCTCTTTGACTTGACAAGAAACACCAATACATATAAAGACCAATTGGTTTCTTCCCTACCTGTCAAATGTTTTCACTGGTTCATAAGAGACAAGAGATATGAGGATAAGAATGATAACACACATTATCTTAACAGATACAATTTTTCAACAAACCCAGTGTACGATCCATACACTGAATCCGAAAATCAGATATTAAGTGACGCGAAGGTATACATCAACGGTACATCACAGCTGGCCTTCTTGGGGCCATCCCAGCCACCCTTTACAAAAACAATTGGATCGAATTATTACAAATATGTGGTGACAAATACGCACGGATTCTCGGCACCCTATAGAAACATATACAGTTACTCATTCGGTCTAAACCCCAGAGAACCATCACCGTCGGGTTCTTTGGACTTTAGTGTCATGGAATCGAGTAAGACATATATTAATGGTCACGTATTAGAAGATGCCACTTCAAATACATACAATGTGAATACACATTTTCTGGGATACGTGGTACTAAGATATGAAAAAGATTTTTGTAATTTACTTTTTATGTAAGAGTGTATCCTTGTTCTCCAAAAAATAATTGATAATGTTATTCTTTATACACCACATTATAAAGTTCAATTGGGCCACGGTCGTTTTTAAAGTAATAACTGTGTTAGGTATCTTAAAATCAATCTTTTCAGTTCTACAGAATGGATCAAAAAGTTTTTTACTGTACCCGTCCAGTGTTGACTTGTAGGCACAATGTACAGTAAACTTCTTCCCATTTGTTGTAGTGTAGCTCAGATTTGTATTCTTTGAGTAATTCGTTATAAACCATTCCAGATTCCTAAGTGATACCCCACTCCTCTTTTCTATGATGTCTCGGAGTCTCTCGGCATTTTTACTCTCTGAGTAAAAATTATTGATAGAACCAAGCAATACCTCAGAACGACTGTTCATTTAGGTAAAAATGTTACATATCTATAAGTAAGTTTTGATTGTTAGAGTTTGTGTTTCTTTCACAAGCTGGACAACCCTTCAAAAACATAGGCTTACCAATTGGGTGTGTGTGTTTTACTGTGTTTTCTATGGGCTTTTCCGGTGTAACAATTCTCTCTGACTTTTTCTGGTTAAGGTGCCAACCACAGTACCCATCGTGGGCACCTCCCCGCTTACACCTGGCGCCACCCTTCACAACACCCTTACACTGTGTGTCCTTCACATCCTTTAGAATAACAGCATCCTCTAACAAAAGTTTCAAAGGTATACCGTGTCTCCTAGACACACGTTCTATGTACTTTGAAAGTTTTGTGTTAACTTGAGCTGCGATCTCATCTTCAATTACCTTGAGTATTGCCTCGGACATTATATTACTTATTATTATCTAGCGTCTTTTGTTTATGCTTGTCAAAAAGGTCGGTAATGGATGTGTTCTTTTTGACCCTTTTGTTCTTCTTGGGTAATAGTTCGCCGAAGATTTCTTCCTTGGGGTTTTCAACCAAAGGTTCCAGGAGGTCACAGATGGGAGTCATGAATTTGTTGGTGAAATAGTAATCATAGTCAAGTGGTAGATTGTGCTTTTGGACCCACACGGGGTCCTCTGCGCGGTCTCCTTGGGTCGCATTTTTAGTATTAGACTTGACCAAAACATAGGGTACACGATCACCCGGTTTAGGTTCGGAACCTGGTTCACGCTCTCGCATCTTGTCTCTGACTCTCACATGAGCTAGGTTTTCGTTTTTGTAACTTTCGGCCAAACTCTGTGAAAGTACCAAATTTTCAAGAGGAACCTTACCGTCCAAAAGTTCTCTGGCCTTTTCACGAGCTAGAACCTTGGCCGGTTCAGGGTTGTCACTCTCCAATAGGATATCCAAAACTTCCTTGGAAACCTCCCTCACGTGACGCGTGTTGTCCCGTCTAACCAATTGTAGTCCCTTCACATCGACGTAATCCAATTTCATCTTACCATCCTTACCTTGTGTCCACATCTTGGCCGCGTACCGCTTCTTGGAGTACAGAATGTAGGGCCAGTAAACCTTTTCTAGTTCCAGGTTCTTAGGCTTTTTGAACATCTTGTTACAAATCTCCGCCGCTTGTTCACCCAATTGCCAACTGTAATCCAGAGCCTCCTGCCCGGTCCTCCCCTCTGTTGGAAACTCAACCATAACAGAGTCAGTATCCCCGTACCTCACGATAGCACCAGGAAACTCAGCCTCGACTTTTTCCTTGGTCTGATCGATCATGTGTCGTCCCTCAAAGGTCACAGTGGCTGCGATGGGCACACAGGGCAACATTCCCTTGCCAGCACCTGTGAAACCATACACAGAATTACCAGAAATCTTGTAGGCCAGCTGCTTGCCGTTGTAGACCGCCTTCATCTGCCCCGTCGCGTTGGCCATGTCCTTCTTGGCTTGCTTGCGCGCCATCTTGAGTTCCAATAGAATGTCTGGGATGAGACTCGGTACACCCTGAACAAACTTGTGGGTCTTACCATCGATTTCGAAGCTCTCGTATTCCACTCCTGGTAGATTGTCGTATTTTGGATCAAGCACCAAAGTAGAGTAGCACAAATTGTGAGCCATCATGATGGATGGATACAGACCCTCAAAATCCAGGGCCGTGATTGGGGTATAATAGGCTCCCTTCTGCGCCTCCAGTACAGTCGCACCCTCGTATTGGTCCTGTCCCTTTCCATAGGGAATTGTTGGAACCATAAAACCCTTTTCACGAGCCTTCCTACAAACCTGGCTGAACACCTTGATTTGCTGCCCCCGTTCAACCAAATAGTTGATAGGCACCCAAGTAATCTTGGCCATCTCCAAGAGGTTCAGAAGGTTACAGAGCTTATCTACCAAACGATGAGGAAGTTCAGTATCCTTGATACAGTACTCAGCAACCTCACCCAATTGGTCTGGGTCCTCAGCGACGAAACGCTTAAACATTTCCTTTGGGGACATGTCAATCTTACGGTCACCCAGGAAGTGGTTGGATACATAATCGAGCTTATAGGACTCCAACTTGTGTTCACGTTTCACCTCGTGGAAAAGATCGAAGATGAATCTACCCGGCATCGGCAGAAGCTTCAGAAGGTTGTCACCAAGAGCACTGGATGAAAGTTTTTTGATTGTGAGTTCGGAAAGCTGTTCTTTTATGCGACCAAGATAGGAAAACTCTTCGAGACATCCATTGACCTCGGCTCGCTTGAAGAGATACTCCAGGTCAAATCCAAAGATATTCCAACCAGTGAGGATATCAAAGTCAGATGTTACTATGTACTCCCTGACAGCCAAAAGTAGTTCTCGTTCTGTGGGATAGCACAGAACCGTGCCATTGGGTGGCTGGGAGGTTTTCTTGTAACAGAGACACACCCTCTCGTGTATGTCAGGTGCCCCCAACTTCTTTAGGGTAAAAGCGACTTGGAACACCGCATCACCGGGGACCAAAGGGTCTGGAAACTTGCCAGTTGAGCTGTATGACTCGATATCAAATGAGGCCACAACAAATGGCGCCACACTGTCTCTGTCAACAGGTGTAAGAGTCTTCCAATCATTACAGAATAGATCCACATTACAGTGTGTTAGATTGGCCCTAGCGCAGTTATTCCCAGTGTCCAACCATCCAGTAGATTGGATACCCGACCGGTGCATAAACCTCAGAACGGGATCAAGGTTTGATTCAAATATCTTAACTGGTGGAGTCTGGTACCTGAGTTTTCCAGCGCACTTTCTCATGTTCTCACGGGATGTGAAATTGAGCTTGATGAAGGGAAATTTTTCATTGTTTTGGAAACCCCAGAGGTCCTTGGCCCTGAGAAGTTCATAGGATTCCGCCAGAGAACTAACCTTTGACCACAAAACCTTGATTGCGTGTTCCGTCACTGTCTTTTCCAATTTTATGAAGAAGTATGGATTGAATGCGGTGGTGACACTCACAGACTTTCCATCTTCGGTACGCCCAAACACACTGATGAGGTACTCCTTGGATTCACCATTGTCCTCGTCCCCACTGTCTCTGGCTTCCCATGAGAGTGCCTGGAAGACAACCATCCTCTTTGTGTTATAGGCGTTCAATTTTTTTAATATAGTATTACAATAAAACAATGTCAGGAGCATTAGTCGACCTAATTGCGAAGGGAACCCAGGATGTATATCTCACAGGCAAGCCTGAAGTTTCCTTTTTCCGTAGCACTTACAAGCGCCACACGAACTTTGCGTTCCGCCCGTACCGCTTGGATTACACCGGAACTTTCAAGGGTGGCAATGAGGTGGTGGTGAAGATTCCACCCAAGGGTGACCTTTTGAGCTACATATGGATTGAGGGTACCAATATCTCACGTAATGGTTACAATGCAAGTTTGGTTGGTTCTAGTGTTGCTCCAAGTGAATTTGACCTTTATATAGGTGGTCAGCTTATTGATCGTCAAGATGCCTTGTTTAAAAATCTCGTATGGGGAGCCGCCGGCTACCCAGATACAGGTGCCAAGGCTGATTTGTGTAGTGGGTGGTATTCAACACAAACTTTTGATACTTTTCCATTACATTTCTTCTTCTGTGATTCTTATAAAAATGCGATACCGTTAGTTGCATTACAATATCACGAAATTGAAATTAGAATTAAATGTCGGTCGGGACTGGATGACCTTGGAGCCTCGCCGAAGATTTATGCCAACTATATATTCTTAGATACGGATGAAAGAGTACACTTTGCTAATAAAGAACACCAGATACTGATTCCTCAGGTCCAGAGACTTGCTCTCAACTCTTCTTCCGATACCTCTGTAGACACAAGCTATTTTAACCACCCGGTTCAGGCTCTTCACCTAGCAAGTACGGCATTGATCGGACAGTCTAACATTTATACAGATAGATACAATTTTGAAGATCTAACATTTTACATAAATGGTACTCCTTTGTTTGAAGAAGTTACAGCAAGCTACTGTAAAATTATTGTGCCTTTCCACCACGGTAAACACACAAATCATATAATCTTTAGTGAACATGGCCACGATCCTCTTTTCACCCTTCCTTTCACGCTATCACTTTCGTGGTCGCAGCCAGGTGGATCTATCAACTTTAGCAGACTGGACAATTCCACGCTCAAGATTAAGAATCCCACCACACAATACCCCAATGCCCCAGTGTATGTCTACGCAGTAAACTGGAATGTTCTTCGGGTTAAAAACGGTATGGCGGGTTTAGCCTTCAGTAACTAATTTTGTTTTCTTTTCAATCATCTCTGTCATAATCCTAATGTGTTTCTGTGAATAAATCTTCCCCTTGGACTTTGCCTTCTCCTTGGCTTGTTGTTTCTTGCGAGGAGTAGGTGGATCCATTACTACACTTATATTGTATTATTTTTTTATATTAATACAATATAAATGGGTCAGAGTATATCGAACAAAATTATTTATGAGAGTATCAACGACACTACAAATAATTTTTTAATTAAGAACACAACCTCACAAGAGGTCCAGTCAAAGACGTACCAATCTGTATTGGTTAAAAACTCAAACATATATTGCGAAGGTGGTGTATCCAACGCGTCCAACGCAGAAGTTAAAACCGTACAGTCTGTTACCAGTGAATCAAAGGTTGATCTTATTAAAGATATAATTTCAAAATTAGAAGATAAAATTAAAAACGATTCGAGTGCTGTCACTGGGTTTTTAGCAACTCCAGAAGGCCAAACACAGAAAACCGATATTGAAAACAGAGTGAAAAATATACTTACCAATAATATTGATCTTGAAAATGCGGTATCACAATCTCAATTTGTATCAAATGACCAGACGTTAGAAATTGAAAACGCCACGTTTGACCCGTGTGGGATCGCGTTAACTAAAACAGCTGGTAGATGTGACGTTCCTTGTCCAATTGTAAACGATGTTAATGTTTATCTGGTAGCTCAACAGGTTGCTACCAATGCCACCGAAGCTCTAACAAGTGATTCTGTACTCACGGAAAAAATGACGGATTTACAAAACCAGGCGGACTCTCAAGCCACCGGCCCTATCCAGGAATTTGGAAAAGCTGTCGCTGATTTTTTCAAATCTCTTAGCACTCCATTTTTAATTAGTGGTATAGTTGTCATTGTTGGGTTAATAATTGGCGCTATACTTGGACTGTCTAAAGCTGGTCAAAGAGCAATAAATAAAGGAGCTAACAAGTTATCAGAAGTACCACTCGCTGCTCTTGCTGTTTAATATATCTTAATATATTATATGATATTACACCATATAATAGCACTGTACTATATACTGTTTCCGTATATAACACCAAATAACAATAATGTTATAATATTGTACTTGCTTACCCTATTTGGTGTTGCTTTTCATTGGATTTTAAATGACAATAGATGTTGTCTAACCGAAATGGAAAAGGCTATCACGGGGAATGAAGATACATATATAAAACAAGTACTCGATCCATTCTTCAATCTCAACAATCATCAGTGTGCCTATATCGCATATGCTATTGTATTACTGAATGGAATTGTAGCCATAAAAAAAATATCAATATAAAATATAAACATGACATCAGGTGATATAAGTCACTACACTTCACTTGCTATATCTATCATAATAGCGTTTGCTGTGCTAAGATTTTTTATCTCATTATTTATATAATATGACTTTGGGTGGAAGAGATCCAAATTCTTACTCGGTTTTACACAAAGGGTCGTGTAAAACATTGACAACTAGAGATAACCCAACCGATTATTGTGTAGGTGTCAATGGTCGATATGTACCAGATTCACGTGAAAGATATAAATGGGGTGGAGGTGGTGGAACTGGGTGGCACAGGTGTAAAACTTATTGGGGTGATTGGGCCAAAACGGGTGCTCAGATATATTGTATAGCCGGTACTCCTAAACAATAAAGACAAGTTAGACTGTTGTACAAATCCGATCAAAGATGGCGACGCTGATAAATGCGGAACTGAATGGTTTATAGACAGCCCAGAATGTATAAAATACATGAAATCTTATTGTAGTAAAGATAGTAATTATGCTAACACCGGATATTGTAAAACTAATTTAAAAAACGACCAACAAATGTCTAATAACTGTAAAAAACAAAGTAATTTTTTAACGAATGATTGTCTAGATTTCTGTTCTAATCAATATGAGAAAGGTACAAACAGCGAATATGCTGGTGTATGTATTGATACAGCAAGAACATACTGTAAAACTCATAAAGGAGATTCTAGATGTAATTGTTTAAATGCTGTTTATTCTGAAGACTTCCAGGAATTAGAAGATGCGTTACCAGAATCTATAGCTAATTATATGTGTTTCTGGAAAGATTGTAAGAATACATCAGGGTGGAGGGATCAATTCAAACCAAATTCAACAACTTATCAATGCCCAGAATGTGCGCAGAAAATTGAAATTGATGGTTCATCTATACAAAGTGATGTTGTGAATATAGACAATTCGTGTAATTTTAACGGAGGAGGTGACGGAGGAGGTGACGATGGGGACGGAGGGGACAGTGGACCTGTAGATGTAGTTGTAAACATTTATAAAAATAACCAAACACTTAGTAACATACTCATCGGATTAATTGTGTTAATGATATTATTAGTTTTTATATAAAGAGAGTATGGATTGTTGTATGTCAGGAGGTTATTATAGCGGTGACCCACACCAAAGATGCTACGGACCCTATCATTATAGGGATGGAAAACACTACTGTTTAAATCATTTGATTATGCGTCGGTACTTGGGCAACTAGCCGCCCTCTCAATCTGAGAGAATTCCACACCCTGTGTGGCACCGGACCGTGCGCGTTCTAGAGCTTCAGAGGTTGACCTAAACACTTGGTCAACGCATTTGGTGTCAAATGTCATGGCTCCATTTTGGGGAATACCAAAAGTCTGAGCAACCATGATGGCATCCTGATTGGCTCCCAAGAATACAAAGTTCCAACCCTGTTTCTTGCGATCCTCAATCATGTCAAATACCAGAGACTTGTCGAAGTTCTTACTCGCATTTTCCTCACCATCAGTAAGGATTACCATATTGATGGTATCAGCAGTACAATTAGAAGCAATTGTAATTGCGTGACCAATCGCATCCAATAGGGCCGTTGGGCCAAAAGGGCGGTAATTTGTTTTTGTTAGACGAGTAGCGCTATCAGCGCTCGTAAGACGGTCGATTTCCTTTGTGTGATTGGAGAATAGGTATGTACTCACCATTGAGTCCTTTGGTTGGTTATCCAAGAAAAGATTAAACCCACCGATTGTATCATTGATACAATTTGCCATAGAACCCGAACAATCGATCACACAATAGGTTGCTTCCATTTTAATATATAATGTGCCATTACTTTAAATGAAGATCTTCGCTTGTCCAGGTACAATGTATCACGCACCTTGGGATAGTAAATTTATATTGTTGGCATCTAATCTACCATTTTTGTTAATAGCTAAAAAGAACTTTTGGATTGGTATCTCAATCTTCCTTATATCAAGCTTGTATCACTACAAACAGAACACTACACCAGATGTGAAACAGATAGACAGAGTATGTGCGGTGGATGTGGTAATGAACTTTATGATTATATTCTATCTTCTTTTCACGAATACAGTTGAGACACTTTCTTATACACAGTTTGTACCAATACTTATCATCCTTTGTATGCCGTATCACTACGGATTACAGGATTATTATGCGGAACTTCATTCACTTTGGCACATTGTAGCCGCCATGATGTTAGTCGCATTACTCACATAAAAAAATCAGGACATATTAATATATAATGAATATGTTTAGGTTTCTGCTTGGTGCTGTTGCCATTGCCACTGTTGTCACGTCCTCGAATGCTATCCGTATTCTAGGCGTCGTTTTCAATGACGATGAAGTCGGCCTGATCCTAGGGTCAGACAGGGACCAGTGGGGTTGTATCCCAACTGCTGGATACACATGGTGTAACGAGACGGCTTCTTGTCTAGCCAATCAATCAGATTTGTAGTAATTATAGTTCAACTCTCTGATGTAGGCAAAGTTGTCCACTTCAATATCAATTTCTTGCGCGCTAAATTCCATGGATAGCATGTTACCCGAAAGTTTGGAATTAAAATTTAGACAATAAAGCAAAGCTAGATTGTTGCTTCTAGCAAGATTTGTTATATCATCTAAACACACAGTATCAATTTCTAAAAATTCTAGAACTTCTTTTGGATCTCTTAGCTTTTTTAGGAATTTTGTCTGAACCGCGGAATGGGGACTTGAAAGGTCCATGTCAGGCCAATTTCCCTTCTCAGCTCTAAATTTTGCTAGTTGTACCTTACATTTGTTTGCGGTGTGAATGTCTTTAAAGCACATCAGCCTTGGTTTATTTTTACGGTCTGTTACCGTGATGTACCCTCCAGTTGGTTTCATACGAATGAGACTGAATTTCATATGATATATATTCTAATATATTTATCCTTTTAAATGTAGTTTATTGTCCTGTTGAACCAAACCCTCCCTCACCCCTGTTGGTCTCTGTGGATTCCACAAACTCTTCAACCTCGGGTGTTTCGCAGCGTTCCAGGATGAGCTGAGCAATACGATATCCTGGCTTTGATTACATATGGGTTGATGTCATGATTGAAAAGAACAACCTTCACCTCCCCGCGGTAATCGGAATCCACCACACCAGCCCCCACCTGGATACCGTGCTTCACAGCCAGACCCGAACGAGGCGCAATCCGCCCGTATACACCGGCTGGGAGTTCAAATGATAGACCTGTGGCGACCACGGCCCGCTTACCAGGCAGGATAACGCACGATTCAATGCTTTGAAGATCATATCCGGCCGCACCCTCCGAACCGCGGGTAGGAAGTTGAGCATCCGGACTGAGTTTCTTAACCTTGAGGCTCATTATAATTTATTATTGTCTCACCCTTTTATATGTATTCATTGCTTTGTAAGCCTGTCATCATACCACCAGCCCGACACGTTCAGGTTAGAACCTGTAGGGTTGTTACTGTGACACCATCGGCACCAAACAAATTTGAACTTGAAATACTGGAAGCTCCGCCCATCAACGTCTCTCCCATCGACGACGATTTGTTGGAGTCATCTTCTTCTTCGCCTCCTTCACCAGATAGCTATCAGCTGTGTAATAGGTCGGACCCCTCATCAGAAAGCTGTGAACCCTTGCGTAACCCCACGCCTGGGGAGTAGCACCCGGCCTGTGTCCCGTGCGCCATGCTGCCAGACCCTTGTTGTAGACTTCTTTAATTATTGGCAAGGGGACACCCGTTTGTCTGGCCTTGTTGACCAAACTTTTGGCATCTGGAATTTTTTATAAAACTTTGTGGTGTGAGTGGAAGTTCTAACCTTTTTTACCTTTATCGGTC